TTAAAAAATTACAAAAACAAGGTTTCAAATCAATAATTTATTATATTTGCATAAACAATTTAAAAAAAGAGTTATGAAAAAGCAAACAGAACAAGAGTTTATGGACGCTATTCCAAAGCCTCAAACCATTTGGTTTAAGCTGTGGAAAGCAAAACAAGAAATCGAAGCGGTAAAGAAGAACGCAAAGAACCCGCACTTTAAAAACAACTACGCCGACATTAACGCATTAATCGAAGCAGTCGAACCCGTGTTGTTGAAGTACAATTTACTACTTATGCAACCTATCGAAAGCGGTCATGTAGTTACCCGTATTATAGATTGCGAAGACGGTAACTCGGTAGAAAGTTCAATGCGCTTACCTGAGATTAACGACCCGCAAAAAGTCGGTTCTGCGGTTACTTATTTCAGACGTTACACGTTACAAAGTCTTTTAAGTCTACAAGCTGAAGACGATGATGCACAAAGCGCAAGTCAGCACGTTAAAAACACGAAACCAAGTATTGATACAGCGTCCAAATGCTGAAAGATAACTATACACTAACACAAGCGCAAGAATCAGCGTTAAAACTTATGTAAGATGAAAATACGTTGTTCAGCACTTGGTAAAATAATGACGGAGCCTCGTTCAAAAAGCGAGGTTCTTAGTCAAACCGCTAAGACCTACATTCAAGAGTTAGTTTTAGAAGATGTCTACGGAATTAAGAAAGAATTTAGTTCCAGATACACGGATAAGGGAAACATTCAAGAAGACGAATCCATAGAGTTAGCCGCCCGTGTTTTAGACCTACCGTTTTGCACGAAGAACGATGAATACTTTGAGAATGATTATATCAAAGGAACGCCCGACCTTGTGTTAGACGATGAAATTATCGACATTAAAACGTCTTGGGATGGCACTACGTTTCCTTGGTTTGCGGACGAACTACCCGAAAAGAATTATTATTGGCAGTTAATCGGTTATATGTGGCTAACTGGACGAAAAAACGGACGTATTGTATATTGCTTAGTAGATACCCCCGAAGATATCGTCTTAGACGAAATAAGAAGAACAAGTTGGAAGAAGTTCGAGTTAGAAGTTAGCGACCAAACGGAAAAGGAAGTACGAGCAAAACACGAATTCGGTCACATTCCCGAAGGTCTAAGAGTAAAAGAATTCAAAATAGAGTATTCGGATGCGTCTGTTAATAAAATAATAGAGAAAATAAAGGACGCAAAGGAGTATTATAATACTTTAGTAAACGATTTAAAACGATGAATATGTTTAATGTAGCAACAGCACCAATGGCGAAGAATAGTACCCAAGTGCAAAAAGGACAAGAAGTAAACAAGGTTTACAGAACGAATGATTTATCTGTGTTCAAACAGATTGACGGTAACAGAGTTCCAAATCTACAACACATAAAAAGACTAACAGAGTCTATCCGTGTTTATGGCATGAAATGTAACCCGATACTTGTAAATGAAAGAATGGAAGTCATAGACGGTCAACATAGATTAATGGCAGCTAAACAAGCTGAATCATTTGTTTATTACATAGTCGTAGATGGATATTCTTTAAGAGAAGTACACACATTGAATCTTAACCAAAAGAACTGGACTAAGAAAGATTTTATGGAAGGTTATGCAAATATGGGTATTCAATCTTATGTAAAACTCAAAAAATTTATTGATAAAAACGAAGACTACTCTTTTGAAAGCTGCGTTTCATTTTGTACCAATAGTTCTGGTGGTTCGGCTGCAATTAGCGCAGCTAAATTAAATCACCAAAACACAATGTCGAATGGAGTGTTTGAAGAGGGAACTTGGGTTGGTCGTGACTTTGAACTCGGTCAAGATTGGGCTAATAAGATTAGAATGATTAAGCCTTATTATGAAGGGTATAATAGAACTACATTTGTAGGTTCTATGATAACACTTTTTAATAATGATAATTTTGACTTTAACGAGTTTATGCACAAATTAAGAATTCAACCTACCGCGTTAGTCGATTGTGCTAACCGTGACCAATACAGAACTTTAATTGAAGACATTTACAACTATCGTTCAAGAAATAAAATAAGCCTTAGATATTAATTTTAACGGGGGGTGCGCATCCGTAACGCACACTTTTAAAACACGAACAAATGGAAAAGAAAATTTTTGTAGGTAGCGGAAAGAAAAAATTCGACAACTTACGCGCTATTACTTTGTGTCTAACGGATATTCCGCAAGAACATATCTTTGAGTATAACGGAAAGAAATACATCCGTCTAAACGTAAACGATAAGAAAGAAGCGGACCAATACGGAAAAGACATTGCATTAAGCGTCGACACTTGGCAACCTGAGAAGAAAGAGGATAACAAATCTGGATTACCTTTTTAACATGATAACGAAAGACTTTCAACAGCGATTAACTGAGTACCTACAAAAACACGGGGTCACTAAGTTGACCAAACAAGTAAAGGTACAAGCGCACCAACTTAAAGGCTACGCTTCAGGAACGATGCACCCGCGTTTAGATACATACGAGAAAATTAATGAAGTAATCAAAGAGCAATGAAAGTAACAATAGAGTTCGATGAAGAAAAAGACGCTATACTTGCTTTACAAGCTAATAATTGGTATAATGTTGTTTTTGAGTTCGACCAATACCTAAGAGGCGAAATAAAATACGGTAACCATACTTCGGAAATTTATGACCATTACGAATCTGTACGCGAAAAGTTGCGGGAATTACTTGACGATTACGGTTTGAAAATTGAATGATTAGAAAATAATCGTAATTTTGACGAAAACTTAGACTATGGAACTACTTTTTTTAATTGCGTTAGGTTGGTTTTTAATTGAGTTTGAACCGTTGCACATGGCGTTAGCTTATCTTCAAACCAAACTACCCGAATGGACCGTACTGGAATACGTCTTTAACGCGTTTAGTTGTTGGCAATGTATGACATTTTGGAGCGCTTTAGTTTATACAGCTTCATTTGAGTTAGCCGTAACCGCTTCTTTCCTTACTTTCATCATTGAATTGATTAACCAGCTATGGAGTCGGTCGAGGTAGAAATAATGGATAGACTACGCGACCAATTCAAAGAAGGGTTGGTAGTCAAAAACACGGCAGTAAAAGCGCGTGACATTTGGAATAAGTACAAAGGCGACAATATAACGTATTGTATGTGTTCAAAGGTACAGCGTCACGTTTACGCTAAGAAGTTTATCGAATGGTATGAAAGCCGAAATTGATAATTGGTTTTCGGATAATTATTCTAATGTCTTAGAGATAACTACGGCTTGGGTTTATAAGTACGGGCGCACGGTAGAGCCTGACGTTGTGGTGTCTAATTGTTATTTGTACCTTTTAAAGCGCTCGGAGGACATGACAAAAGAAGATGTACCAAAATGGGCATTCAGCTACATAAACACGGAACTCACCTACTCCAAGTCTGTCACTAATTACGCAAGTGATAAACTAAACCGAAAGCATGAAGATATTGACACAATTCCTTATATTATTTGTGACGACTTCACGGACGAAATAGACTTTAAAATCCTTTTAAACGACTTTAGAACCACTTTAAGCCGTGTTGACCAAATTATATGGGATGTCTACGTTGAAAAAGGCGTTACCACTAAACGAGATTTAGCCAAACACTTTAACATAGACGATACGAGTGCTTGGCTTTATATGAATGAGATAAAAACGAAATTTAAAGAATATGTTGAAACCGAAGAAAGGCTATGAAAACACGGTAATCGAATATCGAGTAGGTCAGGCAACAATGAAAATAAGGGTAGAGGATATCACTAAAGAACATATCGAAAAGGCTAAACACTATGTAGACCTTTCGTATTTTGTTGAAGAGGTGAAAAGCGAATACGACCCAAAAAAACATGACGCTGAAAACATTATTCAGGAGTACATGAACCAACCGACAGAACAGATATTGGACTTGCAGACTCCTAAGAAAAAACGAACAAGAAGAAAGAAATGAAAGAACTAAGAGAAGTATTATTTATGCTAAGTGTAATTCTGTTTGGGTGCGCTTTAGTTTTCCAAATGGGTAATACAGCAATGACCATAGGCGGTATTTCGTTACTTCTATACACCCTTAACATTTTCGCGTCAGTTAATGGAGAAAACGACTAAAACACGGACACCAAATGGCTAAACACAAATACATAGAAACACCCGAAAAGCTATACGAAGTATTCTTAAAATACGCTGAAGACACTAAAAGCCGAGTAAGAAGAATACCAAAAGCTACAAACAAGGGCGTACAATACGAAGAACACACACCACCGCTAACAATAGACGGCTTCAAAACATACTGCAATAAGTCGGGTTACGATATTAACCGATATTGGTATAATGTGGATAATTCTTATTCTGAATATGTAAGCATCGTCACGCGCATTAAAGAAGAAATACGCAACGACCAAATAGAAGGGGCGTTAGTAGGTCAGTATCAACAGAACATTGTTGCACGTCTAAACGGACTCACCGAAAAGACGGACTTAACTACGGGAGGGGATAAGATAAACGAGATTAAGGTTACAATAGTAAATAACAAAGATGGAGTTTAACTCCGACTTCAAATATGATTTAAGAGTAGGTCAGGTTGCAGAAGAACAACTTGCTTTTTTGCTTGGTTCAAAGATTGAAGTTAAGAGCGACCAGAAAGCGCACATTACGGGAAACGTCTTTATAGAATACGAGAGTAGGGGCAAACGTTCAGGAATAGCCACAAGCGAAGCCGAGTATTATTGTATTGTAATTTTGAATAGGTTTATTATCCTACCGAAAGACGAATTAAAAGCAATATGCAGAAAATACATAGGCACGAATAGAGATGTCTTAGGGGGTGACAATAATACAAGTAAAGGAATCCTTTTACCAATTAAAGACCTAATAAGTGGAGATAAAGGCGACTAATATCTTTGCTCGGAACTACGAAGCGTTAACGAATGAGAGCATAAGGTTCGTCATAAACCAAGGCGGCTCACGTTCAAGTAAGACCTATTCGCTTTGTCAGCTTATTATCGTCTATTGTTTGCAGAACCCTAACAAGGTGGTTAGTATAGTGCGTAGATGAGGCGCTTTACCAAATCTACGCTTTAGGTGAAAAGGCTATTTCTAAGTCTAACATTTATTCTACTTGGCAGTTCGTTCGTGAAAAGCCGTTACGCTTTGAGAATTACGTAATGGGACTCGATTTCGGGTATAACCACCCGACTGCATTGGTTAGGGTATATTGGCATGAGAAAGATATTTACATCGAACCCGTTATTTACGAATCATATCTAACCACTACTCAGTTAATCGAAAGGTTTAATAGTTTAGGCATATCAAAGACTGACGACATCTTAGCGGACTACGCACGACCTGAGATTATCGCCGAACTACAAACGGCGGGTTACAATGTGAGCAACGCAAACAAGGTAGTTAAAAAGGGTATTGATAACGTTAAGTCGTTTGGGGTGTTTTGTCAGGACGACCCGCGACTAAAAAAAGAATACGATAACTACAAATGGAAAAAGGTAGGCGACACAATAACGGACGAACCCGTTAAGCTGTTTGACGATGCAATGGACGCAGTAAGGTATGCGACACACTACATAAAAGAAATGTACTATACAGACGATGCGTATGTGGCCTTCTAACCAAAATACGAACACAATTCCAAGTTAAGATATAAATAAAAGTCATGTCAAAGATTAAGAGCAAGAAGACCAAAAATTATAAAACGATTGGCGAACTATCTAAAGAAGTCGAAGCGCTAAAAGCAATTATCGACAGTCTTACAGGCGGTAAATTTTAACAATGGCAATTTCGTTAATAGCGCAACCCGTTTATTTTAGTCCAGCGTATAACCCGCTAAACTTCATCTACGATTCTACTAACAAGAATCAAGATGGGTTTAAATATATCTTCGACATTTACGAAAGCGGCACGTCTAACCTTATCCAACGTTACCGTGTGCTACCGAGATATTCAGACGGCTACGGGGAGTTAGATATTTCTAAGCGTATGCAGTCGCTACTATCATATGACTTTAGCCAACCGACCGAAGACGCAACTGCGCCGAATTCGTTTTATAAGTATGACCTGAAGATAGGCGAAGAATACGTTACTTATTTTAGTTGGACGGCTAACCTTGTAGCGGATGGAAGTTATACCGAAATAACCTTTACGGCGAATCATTCGTTTAGCGTTGGCGACCGTGTAGTAATTGCACAAGCTGACGGAGGTGTAGCGAACCCAGATTTAGAAGGTTTGTTTATTGTAACGGCTGTTAATGCTTTAAACAAAATAACGGTTAACTCTTTATGGTCGGAAGTAACTGACGCAACTATTAACGGCGAGGTTAGATTTTCGGACAACCGAACAACCATAGTAACGAACCTTTTTGCTGCGAACAACCAATACGTTTATAACGCTGCGTTTGAACATTTAGATTGGATAGGTTACTCTGAAGCGCCGTACATTCTAAGCGGAACGAGTGATAAGTTCTTAACGTCAAGACCCGCGAATAACTTTTACATCACACCTAACCAAGAGTTCTATTTCAACTTGTGTACTAACTCGGTATCTACTGGTAGGATATACTTTCAGAATGATGCGGGAACAACGGGTTATTATGCTGCTAACGCTTCGGGGTTTGTGTTTCAAGCTAACGTAGGTTCTACGGCTGTTCCCTCTACGTTCACGGTAGGCGCTGCGCCAATCATTACAGCAACCACTACTTATTACGATGTGTGGTATGCTGATAACACGGGTACGCAGTTGTCCGCTAAGTACCGTTTCTACATAGATAACAGATGTGCTATTGAAGACTACCAAATAATATTTAAAGATAGGTTAGGTTCGTTCGGGTCTTTTGCTTTTCAGCT